TTAGCTGTCGCTATCCGTGAGGGTAAGTCCCAGAGTGAGATAGACGCTATTCGAGCTGAGTACGAAACTGAGCGGGTAGCCGACTTCATTCGTGAGACTCTCTCGCGTGTTCCTAAGCTCTCTGACGAACAGATAGAGCGTCTGCGTGCCCTTCTCCCTGAGTCGGAGACTAGCAATGACTAGGCGGCTCTGGGCTTGTCTTAAGAGGCCACATTCACGCACGTGCCGTCCTAAGTCGTGGATTGTCGCACGGTTAGTTGCGTTCCCTCTCATTGCAGTAGCAATCACCTTTATCTACGCAGGTCTAGCAATCTAAGAGGTCTGAAATGACTAAGTCTGATCGTGTCCTTCTCCTGTGCTTCCTCTACTTCGTTCTGGCTGGTTCCCTGGCTGGCTTGGCAAGCATGGTGGTGGCGTTATCGTGAGAACGAGGGAGAGGTACCTATCCGTAGCCACAGATTACATCTCGCACGGAGTGCCCGTATTCGTCGCTGAGCCCAACTATGACCCTGAACCAGAGTTCTGGTACCCGAAAGGTTGGCAAGAGTCGCAGGTTGACACAAGCGTACTTCGAGCTTGGTTCCCTACAAGCGCTATCTGTGCGGTGACGGGAGTCAAGTTCGATGTTATCGACGTAGACCCTCGAAATGGTGGAGATAAATCTTTAGCTCTGCTGCGAGAGGCTAACGTTCTACCGCCGGTTAAAGGAAGCGTTTCTACGCCTGGCGGGGGTCAACATCTGTACGTTCCGCCGAGTGGTCTTAGAAAGATCACTGACCTGTGGCCGGGTATCGACTATCAAGCTGGAGACAAGTACGGAGTCGGCAGGGGCTTCGTTTTCGTACCGGGCACGTACAGACGCAAATACGGCTATAAGGGATACGAGCCGATAGAGCCTATCGATTGGGAAGGTCTCGCGTCACCTACTGACGAGGATAGGGAACGACAGAGGCGATGGTTACAGACTGTCTTTGATCGGCATAAGACACACAAGGGAACCTACAGAGTCTCGACTGATCCCAACTACTCGGGAGGGAGGCTTACCGACGAACAAACATCGTTTTTAGCACGTGAGTTTTACCGATGGCTCGTGTGGTTGAAACAAGCCATACCCGGAAATAGAAACGTAAGGCTCTATAAGGTAGCACGTGTTGCGGGAGGGCTTATTAGTGGGTCTGGACTAGACGAAGACGTAGCCACAGAGCGACTGCTAACCATTGCACTAGACCTAGGTCTAACCGATAAAGAAGCTAAGGACACGATCAAAAGTGGCGTCAATTCTGGCAAGTACCAAAAGATTTGTCTCTTCGGCTAATGCTCACTGGAGGGAAAGCAGTGTATTCCATGACAGAAGACGAGTTAACTCCAGCGGAGCAAATGAATCGAGAGTTGGACCACCTCGAAAAGGTGGACCCTGAACTACAAGAGTTTGCCAAGCTGCGAGGAATTGACGCATCTAACCTCCAACAGAAGGTTAGAGACGAGGAAGTTAGACAGGCGGTCAGGGACTACCTTAAGACCATCACCTTCAGACCTCCCGAGCCTTTAGGTGGCACTCTCGGTACGTTCCTGGCCAAGCCTCTACCTCCCGTTCAATATCTAATTGAAGGCTTACATGGAGACGGGCACAACACAGTCATTACAGCGAAGTTCAAAGTCGGCAAGTCAACCATGCTCTTTAACCTCATTAAAAGCCTCTGTGACGGGGTGCCGTTTCTCGGAAAGTTCAATGTCACACAGCCGGTTGGCCGTATTGTATATCTGAACTACGAGATGGAAGAGCGGGACGTACAGCGAGACTTAGCAAAGCTGGGTATTGAGAACACAGACGGCATGGTTGCTCCAGTCAACTTGCGAGGTGTTCGTCTCCCGCTCACTGACGATAGAGCACAGGAATGGCTCATCGAGCAGCTTAAAGGGGTACCTGGTGGTGTCCATACCCTCATGCTGGATACCTACACCAAAGCTCTTTCTCAGTGTGGCATAGACGAGAATGACAACTCAGGTGTAGGCCAGTTCCTAGACGCAATCGACTACGTTAAGAATCAAGCCCAGGTTGCCAACCTCTTCATGACTGCGCATATGGGACGTGCTGACCATGAAGAGGGAGAAGAACGCACAAGAGGTGCTACGAGACTAAACGACTGGCAAGACGTGGGCTGGATCTATACCCGTAGGAATGGTGGCCCGGCGTTCCTAGCTGCTAGTGGTCGACGTGGTATCAACCAAGAAGCGTGTGAGATTCAATGGAACCCAGAAACACTTGAATTGAAGGCGACGGGACAGACTAGGGACTCTCTTAACGAGAGAAGCCGCCGTACTGACCTACGAGAAAAGATTCTCGATGCGTTCGATGATGACATCGTAAGACTGAGTAAGAATCAGATTAATCAGCGCGTTCAGGGTCGAAAAGCTGCCATTAATAGTGAGATAGATACCCTCGTGAAGGCTGGCATACTCAAGGGGCATGGAAGGGACGGGGGTGGCCCCTACAGCCGCTCAGCGGGCCACTCAGGGCCGGGAACCACCCCTTCTGCTGGTGGGGTCGATCCCCCGTTCCCGCTGTAGCGACCTGGGCTTTTAGGTGGTTCCCAGTGGTTCCCAGTGGTTCCCGGAACCGGTAGTGAGGTGGTTCCCCGGTTCCCCTCCCTTAGGAGGGAACCGGGAACCACCACTACATAGGAAAGATCAACTGCGAAGCGGTTCCGGAACCACCCCGAGCACGGACGGCCGGAGCCAGGAGAGGCGAGAGGAACGAGTCATGGAGCAAGACCGCTGTACGGCAGGGCACTTGCTAATGAAGGTAGGAACAGTGAAACCTATGAGGTGGAAAGTAGATATAGGAGACTTCCTGATCTGTGGACGCTGTAACTACTCGACAGCTACTCGATACGAGATTGATAGTAGGTACGTCCCTTATCCCACTAGGCATAGACGTGACTGACAACTGGCATAAGGCTGGGTCTTACGGGAAGTACCGGGGGATTAGGGCCATGATCTTAGCTAACAATAAAGGCCCCCCTCACTATGGGCAGTGCAACCTTAAGATACCGGGGGTGTGCACAGGGGAAGCTACTCAGGTTCACCACACCAAAGGTAGAAGAGTGACAGGGGACAACCCTCAGTACATGGTCGCCTCGTGTCGTGAGTGCAACCTGAAGATTGGTGATCCAACGAAGAGCAATCCTGAACCAAAGAAGATGACCGATTGGTGAGCCGAAGACAGTGAGAGGCTGGGCCGGGAGTTCAAAACTTCACAGTCTGACCTCTCCCATACACCCGCCGTCCCCTGAAAATTTTTTATACGTCCACCTATGGAGTTCTTATGGAGCACTCACCGCAAGTTACGGCAGAGCTAGAAAAGGCCCTTCAAGCGATGGAATTCACCGATAAAGACCGGGCAGCGGTAGCAATGGCCCGGAGATTGGCCGTCGAAATGGATATGAAGCTAGGAAACGGTCGACTGACCAGCTCAAAACTTCTAGAGGTGCTCGTAGAGCTGGGCATGACGCCTAAGAGCCGGGCGGCTATTGCTGCCAAGAGCAAGGAGCAAGACCAGAATGTCGGTAATTCCAAGCTCGATGAGTTACGAGCAAGACGGGCCGCTAGGTCACACGGAACCTAGGCTGTGGACACCTCCTCTCCGTGCGCTGACTCCTGAGACCAGCTACGGCTTTGATGTTATCGACTTCGCTAACGAGGTACTGAGATTACCGCTGGACCCCTGGGAAGAGTGGGCAGTTATCCACGCTGGGGAGTTACTCGAAGACGGCCGGCCTCGATTCCGCAAGGTCTTAATTATCGTCGCTAGACAGAACGGTAAGACACACCTCTGTGTAGTGCTCAGTCTCTATTGGCTCTTTGTAGAGCGACAGAAGATGATCCTTGGTACGTCTACCAATCTGATGTACGCCAAAGAGTCTTGGTTGAAGGCTATCGAGATTGCGGAAGCAAATCCGTACCTAGCTAGTGAGATTCCCCCGCCGAGTCGTAACGGCACGAGCGGTGTCACAAGGGCAATCGGTAACGAGTGCCTGACGACTAAGGATGGCTGTAAGTACCGCATCGCTGCGTCTAACCGTCGCGGTGGTCGGTCACTGACGATTAACCGTCTCATTCTCGATGAGCTACGAGAGCATGATTCGTGGGATGCCTGGGGCGCTGCCACTAACGCTATGAACGCTGTGCCTGATGCGCAGGCGGTAGCTATCACCAACCAAGGTGACGACTCTTCGATCGTGCTCGACTCTCTCAGAGACTCTGCGCTCTCCTACCTGAAGGACGGTAAGGGAGACCCACGGTTAGGTATCTTCGAGTGGAGCGCTCCTGATGGCGCAGACCCTACGGACGTTAACGCTATCGCAGCGGCTAACCCGAACCTTGGTAGGCGCATCGAGCTAGACAGCATCCTTGGTGACGCTCAGCGAGCGAGGCTAGCGGGAGGCCAAGAGTTAGCAACGTTCCGTACTGAGGTGCTCTGTCAGCGGGTTAACCACCTTGACCCAGCGGTAGACCCTGACGGCTGGTCTGCGTGCGTCTCAGCGGGAACTATGGACCAGCTACGGGACCGGGTAGCGCTCTGTGTGGACGTCTCTATGAACGCGAGACATGCCACTCTTGTAGCGGCTGCTGTGCAAGAGGACGGCACGGTACGTGTGGAGGTTATCCACCACTGGTCCGGCCCTGGGTGCACTAACGATCTCCGTAAAGAGCTGCCGACGTGGGTCGCTGCGGTAAAGCCTGCTCTCTTCGGATGGTTCCCTAGCGGTCCCGCTGCTGTGGTAGCTGCTGACCTAGCGGACCCACAGAGACGGTACGGCTACAAGACCGCATGGCCGCCGCGCGGTACCAAGGTGGAAGAGATCAGAGCGGAAGTCACCACCGTGTGTATGAGCTTCTCCGAACTAGTTACCGGACATCTCGTTGCGCACTCTGATGACCCGTTGCTCAATAAGCACGTAGAGAACGCACAGAAGCAGAGACAAGGTGACGCTTGGAGATTTAGCAGACAGGGAGACGGAGACATTGACGCCGTTTATGCCGCTGCTGGTGCCGTTCACTTAGCAAAGATTCTGCCACCACCTAAGCCGAAACTAGCCGTCGTATAAAATTCGATAAAAGATGGCGAGACAGGGGGCTTGACACGCCGTATTCTGGGCTGTATGGGGTGGTGGCCCTTCCGGCGATCCATGAAACGATCAGCCCACGTGGTCAGCGTGGGCGATCCCGTCGTGGCCGAACTTTTCGGGTACGGTTCCCTAAACTATTCAGGTGAGCCGGTATCCGAAATGACGGCACTCAACCTTAGTGCTGTCTATCGCTCGGTTAACCTCATTGCCGGAACCATCGCCTCACTACCCTTACAGACTCTCACAGTTGCTGAGGGCCGTAGACAGACAGTTAGATCGTTCCTTGATAACCCAGCAGGTGCAGCGAGCGAGGTAGGGCTACAGACTCCCTTCTCTTGGAAAGAGACTGTGGTCTTACACCTTCTCTTACACGGAGACGCGTTCTTACTCCACCGATATGGTGGGGCTGGGCAGCTAATCGGGCTTCTCCCTGTGCATCCTTCTTACGTCACGGTGGAATGGAACGATAGGGCTCCTGGGGGAAAGCTTTACAAGATTCACCTTGATGGTAGAGAGCCGCTCGTTAAAGACGCTAGAGGTATGACTCAGGTAATGGGGCCGTCGTTAGACAGGCTCAGAGGTATGTCCCCTATCAGATTCGCTCGTAACTCTCTGGGGACGGCTCTCGCTGGTGATCGCTCTGCCGCTCGTATGTTCAGGAACGGTGGTGCTTACAACATCATCGTTACGCCTGAAGAGGATGTCACCAAGGACGAAGCCGAGACCATTAAGGCTGACCTTCAGGCGAAGATGACCGGCCCAGAGAACGCGGGCGAGATTGCGGTTATCAACCGAAAGCTGAAGCTCTCTCCCTGGTCTATGTCGGCTGAAGATGCACAGTTCTTACAGTCGCGGACATTCCAGATTGAAGAGATTGGCCGCTGGTGGGGTGTACCCCCTCACCTGCTGGGCTTAACCGAGAAGTCTACAAGCTGGGGTACCGGACTATCAGAACAGAATAGAGGCTTGGCACGTCACGTGCTCATGCCGTGGACGTTAAGGCTCCAAGAGGCTCTGTCTACGCTCGTAGAGAATCCTCGGTTAGTGGAGTTCGATTTCAGCGGCTACTTAAAGCCGTCCCCGGAAGACGAAGTTAGGTTACTGATCGAACAGATTGATTCAGGTCTTCTGACGCTTAATGAGGCTCGTGCTCAGAGGAATCTACCGCCCGTCGAGGGTGGGGACATTCCTAGGCAAGGCTTCGCGCAACCTGTCCAATCAGATCAGCCTAATCAGCTGGGTCAGCCGGAGAATACCAATGGGCGAGGTACTAACCTTCTCAGCCAAGCTAGATAAAGCCGAGATGCGTTCTAACACGCTGCATGGTCACGCGGCTGTGTTCTTTCAAGAGGCAATCGTAGAGAACGGGATTAGAGAGCGTATCGCTCCAACTGCGTTCACTGATGCGTTAGACAGGTCGGACACGGACGTACGCGCTCTTATTAATCATGACCCTAATCTCGTGCTCGGTAGGCAGTCGAGCGGCACTCTCAGGGTGAAGATTGACCGTGAGGGCTTAGCTTTCGAGGTTGACCTACCAGACACGAGCTATGCCAATGACCTTAAAGAACTTGTGCAGCGGGGTGACGTTGACGGGGCGTCCTTTGCTGCTATTCCCGGTAAGTACACCCTGAATGAGCAGAACGACGGTTCGCTTATCAGGACGCACACCACTATGGAGCGTCTCTTAGACGTTTCAGCGGTGACGTACCCGGCTTATAAGTCCGCTGCTGTAGCTCTGCGCAGTTTTGATCCTTATGCGCAGACGAAGAGCGAACTTAGATCCCGTCTTATCCGTGCCCGTTGGGCTCAAAAACGAATGAGGACACAGTGACTGTGGAAGAAATTCTAGCAGCGCTCCAGGCTATCCTTGATGAGGCCAATGGGCGTGAATTGACTGACGAAGAGGTTGCTCGTTTCGAAGAGTTAGAGGGCAAGCTTACGGCTGTCCAGCGCTCTGAGGACATGCGAGCGCGCTTGAAGTCGTATCAGGAGCCTATCCGTAATGACGTGGGTGTCCACGTGGGTACGGCCAAGTCTGACGACACCTTAGAGCGCGCCTTTAACCACTATCTTCGTACGGGTGTTGAGAACCAAGACCTTGCCGAGCTGCGTGCTCAGTCTGTGGGTACTGACTCGGCTGGTGGCTTTACGGTGCCTGAGACCTTCCGTAATAAGATCACGGAGCGTCTCTTGGCTTTCGGTGGCCTTGCTCCTGAAGTAGAGACGATTACCACTTCTAGCGGTGAGACTCTCCGTTGGCCGACCCTCGATGACACGGCTAACTCTGGCGTTATTGCCACTGAGAACACGGCTCCGGCCTCTGGTGGAGCTGACCTCGTGTTTGGTGAGGTTACTCTTGGGGCTCACAAGTACGTGGCTCCCGGCGCGGGTAACCTCCCGTTACGGGTCTCTGTGGAGCTTCTCCAGGACTCCGCCTTTGATATTCAGGGGCTTATCTCCCGCAAGCTCGGTGAGCGCATCGCACGGGCTCAGGCTGTCGATTGGGTTACCGGTACGGGCACTGGTGAGCCTGAGGGCATCATTCAGAGCACGGGGGCTAGTCAGACGTTCGCTGGCGCAGCGCCTACCAAAGACGAGTTAATTGATGCTCTCCACACCGTTGACCCCGATTACCGTTCTGGTGCGGTGTGGGTCTTCAATGACACCACCCTGTCCCTTATTCGGAAGATGGAAGACACTACCGGCCGTCCCTTGTGGCAGTCTCAGGCTGACGCAGGCTTACAGGACGCTCCTGGTGGTGTGCTTCTGGGTCACCGTGTCGTTATTGACCAGGCTTTCGCGGACTACACCGACGCTTCTAGTAACACCTGGGGTGTCTTTGGGCACGTTCGTGAGGGTTACATCATCCGTCGCGTTCGGGACGTGACTCTTATCGTCAACCCTTACAGCCGTGCTAATGAGGGTCAGGTGGAGTACACCGTCTGGGCTCGTGCCGATGGCGCAGTGCAGAACGTTAACGCGTACTCGCTGCTGGTAAACGACGCCGTTTAGTTTTGGCCAGCGTATTTGCTAATGCACATGAAGGGAGGTGGCAGTGATGGCGTGGGCTCCTGACTACGTAACCGCTACTCAACTGAAGAACTTTGTTCGTATCACGGACACGGCTGATGACGCTGAGGTCGGTTATGCCATTACTGCCGCTTCCCGTGCTATCGACCAGGCGACGAACAGACAGTTCGGTAACACGGGTGCCGTACAGGAACGTTTCTATACCGCTCGGTGGGATAAAAGGCGTGCTCGCTGGGTCATCGAGATAGACGACGTGATGACCAGTACGGGTCTCCTAGTTCACTACGACAGCGACGCTGACGAGACCTATGCAAGCGAGATTACCGACTACCGATTGAAGCCCGCTAATGCTTCGAGTGAGAGCCGTCCGTGGACTGAGATTGTCGTTAACTCTGACTCCACTACACAGCCGACAGCATTAGAGGATGGTATCCGGGTTACGGCTACGTTTGGATGGACCTCTGTACCTACAGCGATCGTAGAGGCCACGCTCTTACAAGCGTCTCGCTTCCTAATCAGGCGAGACTCTCCCTTTGGTATCGCTGGGTCTCCAGACCAGGGGTCAGAGATGCGTCTCCTAGCACGCGTAGACCCTGACGTAGCCGTAGCCGTGACTCCGTACCGGCGCATCTGGGGAGCTGCGTAATGGATATCGGAAACGTCATGGACGACTTAGGGGCTGCCTTAGAGACTATTTCTGGTCTCAGGGTGTTTCCCTATTGGGCAGAGAGGGTTACCCCTCCCGCTGCGTCTGTGGGCTTCCCGGAGCCTTACAACTTCGACGCTACTTACCAGCGCGGGTCTGATACAGCCACGTTCCCCGTAACCCTCGTTGTGGGCAAGGTTGATGCGCGTACGTCTCGTGACGAGCTCTCGCAGTATGCGAACGGCTCAGGGGCTTCAAGTGTGAAGGCGGCTATCGACAACCACACGGCTACCGCTTACGACGTAGCAACCGTCAGTTCAGCGTCATTCGAGGTAGTCACCATCGCAGGCGTTGAGTACCTCGCAGCAATCTTTCAAATCGACGTAACTGGCTCAGGGAGCTAAACCATGGCCTTTGTGCACGGTAAAGGGTCTTACTGCTCGTTAGACTCGGTAGACCTCTCTACCTTTGTAAACAACACCGAGTACACCAACAGTGCTGATTCCCACGACACCACGACGTACGGGAAGAATGCCCACACGTTCCAGGGTGGGCTGAAAAACGGTACGGCTACCATCTCGGGTATCTACGAGGATGGCGCTACAGGTCCTCGTGCGACTATCCAGCCGCTTATCGGTACGGTCGTGGCTTTTGTATGGCGACCGGAAGGTACCGGTACTGGCTTGCCTGAAGACACCGTGAACGTACTCGTTACGAGCTACCAGGAGACCTCTCCGGTAGCCGACATGATTACGTGGACGGCTGAGCTTCAACTCACTGACGACGTAACTACGATTGACCAGGTGTAGTCATGGTGGACAAGGAACTACTCTTCACAAATCGTCTGGAAGAGGACGAGTTAGAGATTCCAGGCGTCGGCACTGTTAGGTTTCGTGCCTTATCTCGGGCTGAGGTTCTTCAGATCCATAATAAAGAGATGCCCAAAGAGGTCATGGAACGCAAAATCTTAGTGCAGGCCATGGTTGACCCTGAGATGGACGTAGACGACGTTAAACGTTGGCAGGCGGCATCTAACGCCGGTGAGATTGAAAGAGTCTCTAGGGCCATTGCGGCTCTGTCTGGACTGGAGATTAACCCAAAAGAGCCTACCTAGACTTTGAGTTTGACGGAGAGCTTGAGTTTGAGTTCTACCTAGCAGACCGGTTGAAGATGACGGTCCGTCAGTTGCGAGAGCACCTCACTCACGAGGAATTCGTCTACTGGAACGTCTACCACGGTAGAAGAGCCCAGCGGCAGGAACTAGAGCGACTCAAAGCAGAGGCTAAGGCGAAAGCACCCGCGAGAAGGTACTAATGACCACACCAGAGCCTATCAAGATTGATGGCTTAAGGGAGTTCACCCGCAATCTCAAGAAGATTGATGGTGATCTCCCTAAAGGTGTGCGCCTTGCTGGTAACAAGGCCGCTGAGCTAATCGTTCAGACGGCCAAGCCTCGTGTACCGAGAGGGCCGGGTAAGGGTGGGCACGCAGTGTCGTCACTGAAAGCCCGGTCTACTAGGACGGCGGCTCGTGTAGCGGGAGGTGGCAAGCGCTTCCCCTACTACGCCTGGCTTGACTTCGGTGGCCGGGTAGGTAGGAACCGCTCGGTTAAGCGACCGTTCTTCAAGTCAGGCCGCTACATCTGGAAGGCATACGACGAACAGAGTCAGCGTGTCTACGACACCTTTGAGCAAGCTCTTATCGACGTTGCCAGACAGGCCGGAGTGGAGGTTGACAGCTAATGGCTGGACCTACGGTTACGCTCACGTTCGCTGGTGACACTGCGAACCTTGAAAAAGCCTTTAACAAGGTCGGTGAGTCTGCGGACTCTATGGGTAAAGACGTTGGTAAAGCGTCGGACAGCGTTAAAAGAGCGGGAAGCTCAACGGACAGGTTCATTGACTCGGCTGACAACGCTGACACCAAGGCAATGGGCTTCCGTGACACGATTACCGGTCTACAGGACACCTTTACGGGACTCACAGACGACTCACTCTCGCTCGGAGAGCGTCTCTTAACGCTTGGTATGGGCGTAGGTGACCTAGCTTCAGGTTTCGCCAACTTCTTGATTCCTGTGATCGCAGCGTTCGGTAAGTCGCTCTTTACTACGGCGATTCCAGCCGTGTGGGCATTTACGACTGCCCTACTGGCTAACCCTATTACGTGGGTAGTTGTAGGTATAGCCGCCCTTATCGCTGCTATTGTCCTAATGATCGTTCATTGGGATAAGGTGAAGAAGGTCTTCACCACAGTCGTTAACTGGATAGGTGACCGTCTGGCGTGGGTGCGTAACCTCGTTGGCAACGTTGCGCGCTGGATAGGTCAGCGATTCTCTGACGCCTGGAACTGGGTACGCAATAAGGCGGCCGGTGTGGTCGATTGGTTCCGGTCATTACCTGGTCGTATCGGTGGCTTCTTCCGTGCTATCGGTGAGGGCATTAAGAACGCTTTCCGGTCTGCGTTCAACTTCGTTGCCTCTATTTGGAACAACACCGTTGGCCGACTTTCTTTCACTATCCCAGGCTGGGTGCCTGGCATCGGTGGGAATAGCTTCGGTGTGCCCAACATCCCTACCTTCCACAGGGGTGGCAAGGTTCCTGGTGCACCTGGTAGTGAGATGCTAGCGCTGCTCCAGGCAGGAGAGACGGTTACCCCTGCTGGTCGTGTTGATAGTTCCTCTGGTGTCTCGATGACTTTCCGGGGTAACACTGATACGGCCGTTGCCACGCTGATTATGCAACTTATCCGCTCCGGTCAGATTCAGATCAGGGGTGCATAATGGGCGTTCCCTTACTGCCTCAGGAGTTAGCCGACGCTACCCTCTTTGTGGAAATCGCTTGGGGAGCGGACTTAACTGCGGACTCGTCCACGTGGGTGTGGACGGACATTACGACTGACATTCGCTACGAAGACGGTCCTATTAGTATTAAGCTAGGCCGTTCGGATGAGGCTTCCGACTCTCAGCCTGCCGAGTGCTCGTTCTCGGTAACGAATACGGGAGCAAAGTACAGCTTAGGGCCACAGTCGCCCAGCTACCCGAACGTCAGACGGAATACGCCGCTGAGGGTTAGAGCCACTCAGACGGCAGTCTTTGACGAGACGCTCTTTCAAGGCTACGTCACAGGGTTTACCCCTACGTGGAACCTGAAGGGTAACGTTCCCGTCGTTTCCATAGGCGCTAATGGCTCTCTGCGTCGAATTCAGCAGTTAAAGAGTGCCGAGCAGTCGGCTCTATACAGGTTTGTGACGTCTAACCTCTCCCCGGTCTACTACTGGCCTTTGGAAGAAGGTAAAGACGCTAAGGTAGGTAGACCTGTCTTCGGCAATACGAATATGACGTTTATCCTGTCACCCCCGCCCCCTCAGGGCAAGATATCGTGGGGAGCGACAGACGATTATGTGCCAACCAAGCGTGCTCCTGTAGCGGCTGACGGTGGTGGACTTGTAGCGACGTTACAGGGTGTACCTGGTGCGGGCTGGGCTCTAGCTTGGGCACAGAAGATTGACTACGACGACGGTAGCGAGATTCAAGCACAGGTAGTCTTCTACTTGAATGACCCTAATAATTACGCTCTCTATTTCACTTTTGAGCGGACTGATGGGCTTATCGGACTCATTAAGGCGATAACACCAACTACGACCGTGAATGTTGAGCCCTATTTTCTTCCTGTAGAAGAGCGTGACGGTATCTGGCACTTCTTCGCGGTGAGGTTTGCCCAGAACGGCACTGGCGTTGATTACCAGTTCTATGTAGACGGCCAGCAGGTCATGAACGGCAACATCACTGACGTAGACCTCGGCCCTGGTCTCAGCATGGCTAGGTGGTACTGCGACGTTGGAGACACTGAACTGAGCTTCGGTCATATCATGATTCTGACGCTCGCGGACTTTGACGCTAACGTAACCGAGCTGAACAACGTTGGTACTGACGCATTGCTGAATGAGGATGCGGTGGTGAGGCTGTCCCGTCTATGTGCTGAGGACGGTGTGGAGTACAGCGGCCCTGCTACCTCGATTACCCAGATGGGAGCACAGTTCCCGGATACCTTCCTGAACCTGGTGAGAGAGATAGAGGCGACAGACCAGGGCATTGTATATGACGGTACGAGCGCTGGGCTGACTTACGTAAGTCGAGAGTCTGTAGAAAGCTCTTCGGCTGCTCTGACGATTGACGTTGCGAGCAACGAGCTAGCTCCTGACTTCGCGCCTACTGATGATGACCAGCGTGTCATTAACAAGGCCACAGCCGACCAGCGGGAAGGTTCAGAAGCGGTCTATGAAGACAGAGATGGCCCTCTGGGTACTAACACCATCGGTCTCTATGACGGTGAGGTCAGTGTCAACGTCGGTTTAGTTGACTTGCTGCGGGACTATGCGGCGTGGGTAGTTCACAAGGGAACGGTAGAGGGCTATCGATTCCCGTCAGTCTCTTTGAACCTCCGGGCTACGCCTAGCCTCGCTGCGCAGGTAGCAGGTATCAGCCCTACGGCTCGTATCGACATTATCAACCCAGAGCAGGTCTTTCCTGAGCTTCCCTCAGAAACAATCTCGTTGGTTGTCGAGGGTATTCAGACACAGATAAGCCCTATGGAGTGGACTACAGAGTTCGCGTGTTCACGCTTTGAGCCCTGGAGGGTGATTGTCCTAGCCGCTGACACGGGAGATACCGACCCTGAGCTGTGTCACCTCGATACGGACGACTCAGAGCTAGTTACGGGAGTATCTGCGGGGGCTACGAGTCTGTCTGTGGCCACTAACTCAGGCCCTTTGTGGACTACCGCTACTGATGACTTCCCGTTTGAGATTGAAGTAGGCGGTGTGGTCGTCAACGTTACGGCTATCTCGGGGGCTACTAGTCCACAGACATTTACGGTTGATCCGGTCTCACAGGCCCTTACGGCCGGAGATTCAATCAGTGTCTACAAGGCTCCTGTACTAGGTCTGTAGGGGGAACACATGCCAAGACACTTACCGGGATGGTCACGAAGAAGACCCGAGCAACATACGAGCGAGCGAGGAAGACATGGCAGAGTTTCTAGCTGGAGAGAAGCTCAGAGCGAGCGACCTAGACCCTCTGGAGGAAACAGAAGCACGCTATGAGACGGATGGAACGGTAGCCGTAGACAACTTCAACTTGACGAACATCGCGTTTGCGACTTCGATCTATACTACCGCTCTCGTCACCCCTGACCTTGACCACAAGCTCTTTACGCTCAATAGGTCTGGCTTGTGGGTGTTCACCGCTGGGTTTGACTTTCCGGCAGCTACTCCCTCAGGAGCCGGTAACTACCTGCTGAGGTTAGTCAACTCTGCTAAGACTATTACCTATGATGATGACTTACAGCCCGTTGACGAACGTCGAATGAGACTCGGCACTGAGTACCGGCTTACCTCTGGGACCGTCGTAGTGATAGATGCCAACGCTCAGACTTCAGAGGCTTCTGTGAACGTAACCGGATTCTTAACTCTGCGTTGGGTTAAGTACTAG